ACGTACCTGGGAGACCTGCGCTGCTATAGCCGCCTGCTGGACGCCTACCCGAACGTCCTGGGCGCAACGGTCTTCCAGGTCGGGGCGATTGACCCGCAGTGGAAGCCATTCGACGTGACGGCGATCTGGCCGCAGGTCGTGAGTGAATACGAGGAGGTGAGTGTGCCACAACCAACGATTGTCCTGGTCCATCCGCTACGCAAGCCGCGCATAACTCAGCGCTTCGCCGAGAATCCGAACACCTATGGTTATGGGCCTGCAGGCCATCCGGGACTCGATTATGGGTGCCCAGAGGGTAGCGTGGTGCGTGCGCCATGCAGCGGCATATGCTATCCAGGGAATCCCACGGGCGACTACCATGCTTATGGCGAGCACCTGTGGATCAAGGGCGACGACCAGGTGCTCACCTATTGGGTGATTCTGGCGCACCTGATCCGCGTGCTGGCCGACAAGGGCGACCACGTTGAGGCGGGGAATATCGTGGCGCTGAGTGGAAACAGTGGGAACAGCACTGCGCCGCACTTGCACCTGGGAATTGAGACAACCGACGCGAATCCAGGTTTCCAGGACAAGCACGACATGGGTTTCTATTGGCATGATCCTGCCGTCTATATGCTGTCCCAAAGGGGCTAGAGAAGGAAAGAGAAAATGACCAACTTTTGGGATCTGTTCAAGCAGAGCGTGATCTTGTCGGGATTCATCACCGTGCTGTGTATTGGCTGTCTCTGTTTCCTGGCGGTAACCGGGAGACCGATACCGGAGGTGCTGGTGAACATCTGTCTTATCGTCGTGTCGTTCTTCTTTGGCACGAAGGCCACGAGCGCAGATCGCCAGACCAGAAGTGCGCGGAATCCGCCAGAGGCATAGCCTATATCCGCCTGCCGCCTTGAGCAAGCGGCGGGGGTTCCTCCTCCTTTCTGACGGGGCGGCTGGGTTCGACCTCCACCTGGCCGCCCCAGGTGCTTTTGTGGGTCACAAGAGGGCAAACCCCTTCAGGAAGCCGAGCAGTTGTTGTTTCGTTATCTCTTCGTATTTCTCTGCTTGCGATTGCTGACACAAACGACCGAGCCAGATAAGGCCATCTTCTGGAGACGTCTTCTGGAACCTGATAATCCAGAATCCACGATAAAGAGGGTCTGTTTGTGCCTTATCAAGAGATACAAACTGTTTGCGCTGCGAGGACTCGACTAGCCGCCCATATCGTTTCTCTTCAATGAACATCCATTGACCGGTCTTGTAATTCTCCCACTTGTAGTCAATGTTCGTTGCGACAAAGCCCAGTGAACTATCAATCTCTCTCTGCTTGCGTAGCCACAAGCCAAACTCCGTGCTGTGTTGGTCGTTACGCGGTCTGGTCATTGTTCACCTCCGCAAGCCGACCGCACGCAAGATCAGCACTCTTCTCATCAATGTCAATGCCCCAGAAGGTGCATCCGTGCATGAGCGCCGCGATACCTGTTGTGCCAGCGCCACAGAACGGGTCGAAAACGCTCTGCCCTGGCAAGCATACCTGCTTCACAAGCGATAGCATCCCGCTGACGGATTGACCCCATTTGTGGTGGTCTTTGTCGTTGCCACCGCTTACCCATACGTCGCCGAAAATCTTGCCTTTGTAGGATTCGCCGGGAAGGCCATATATCAAGATCGGTTTCCACGAAGTGTTGACCTGGCGCTGTCTCAATGGTGTAGGTTGGCCGGGCGTCTGGTAACTGGCCATCCAATAATATTCGAGGCGCTTTCCCATGACGAGCATGATCTGGTCAAAGTAGGATTGGCCGCACATGGCCAGAAGCAGGCCGCCTGGCTTGAGCCATTCCAGGGCCCGCTCTGCCAGGACGCGATAAAGATCGAGGTATTCTCGTGGATACGGTGGATCGGTGATAATGAAGTCGAAGCGTTGTTCCGTTGCATAAGTGCGGATGTCTGCTACGTCAATATGCCAGCGGTCGGACGGGCGTAGAGCCTGCGCTTTTTCTACCAATATAGCACGCTCGGCGTCCACATCGCGTTTCCGCTTCTCTTTGACTGCGCCGTCTACGCTTCCTGTTTGGGCCATGTGTTCTGCAACCCCCGCATACTTCTCTGGCTCTGCCACCGCTGCCTCCATCACCATCTTGAGCTTCTCGTAGGTTCGCCCACTCATGCCGATGGCCTCGGCTACCTGGTCGCGGGTCTTGCCTTGATCCAGCTGTGGCAAATTGCCACAGCTAGCGTGGGCCTGTACCATCCTCTCTTTGGCCTCTGCCGCCAGCAACGGCTCAAGCTCTTGGGCAAGCTCCCATGCCTCGGTTGGCGTCAGATTCAGCCGCTCCGTGTTCTCGGCAGCTTCGCCGCGCACGATGGCCGGGATGTCTACCACGGTGACGGCGATGTCCGTCCATCCGAGAGAGACGCAGGCGGCGATCCGCCTGGCCCCGGCGATCAGCGTACCGTCGGGCGTCACCACGATAGGGTGCAGCAGTCCGATTTCGGCGATGCTGGCGGCAAGGCTGGTGATGTCGCCCAAGTCCTTGCGGTGACGCTCGCCAGTGCGGATGTCGGCTATTCTCATATCACCTCCACAATAAGGCGGCCCTGGTATCCTGGGCGTCTTGCTGAGAGACGGGTGTAGGATACCAGGGCCATGATATACAAAACGCCCCTCACCCAATGTCTCCCAGCGCCTCTATTGTACCATATCCTCAGCGGCACGTCAAGCCCACTACCCCTAGTGGCCGTCTTGCGCCACACCACTAGATCGTGCAAATCGGCCCGGCATGACGCGAAACTCACCCTCGAAACTAAGCATTAATGCTGATGACAAAGGCTAACACCCATGCTATGATGTGGGCAGAGTAGAGGATGAGAAACGGAAGGAAGGGAGACCGAGATGGACGCTTACGGATGGCTGATCGGGTGGTTGGACTGGGCCTACACCAACGAGCGAATGGACATCGTAGAGATACTGCGCGATATGGTTGCCGAACGGAATTACCAATTCCACCTCTTATGGACGCGAAACGGGGCATAGGCCCCGTCGCCGGCTAAACGGGCCGGCCTGATGAGCGGAAGGAGGCAACGATGGCAAAAACGACGGTAGTGGGAGTCAGGCTCGACCAGGCGCACCGCGCAATGCTGGCAGAGATGGCCAGACGGAACGGCATCACCATGTCCATGCAGGCGCGGATGATCCTGGTCGCAGCATTCAGGAAGGTGGCTATCAATGGGGTAGCGGTTAGCAAGGAGGCGTGAGATGAAGCGGGGAGGTGGGATGAAGCGTTACTCTCCGAGATGGACGTATCCCGATGAGCCGGTGACGCCGGCTGAGCATCGGACGCTGAAGCACGAGTTCTGGTTCATGCTGATTCTGGTGGTGGTGTTTCTGGGGATCATGTTCGCTGAGCCGCTGATGGACCTATTCTGCGCGATGCTGGGGGTGAGATGAGCGAGCACAACGAGGAAGCATACGGCGAGATGGCGCGTCTCTCGCGGCGCATCGTCCTGGTGGAACAGATGCTCTTGCGGCGCATCCTGGCGCTGGAGGCAGAGGTCGCGGCGCTGAAGGGGCAGGCACAGGGACAACCAGACCGCGCTGTCTATCAGGACGCGCAGCCAATCGATTGGTGCGCGCCACTAGCCTCCGAGTCGGCCATCGCCAGAATAATGGACAAGAAGCAAGACGGCTCTGGCGTGTGAAGATGCCAGAGCCGTCGGCGGGTGAGTCAACTATCTGTGGTCATTGTACCACGAATGATGGAGGAATGCAATGGATTCGCAAATCGTCAAATCGGATGTGTCGCCAATCGAGGCCGCCATCATGGGCGACCTCTCCAAGCTCACAGCGGCCCAGAGGGTGAGTTACTACCAGGCCATCTGCAAGTCACTCAACCTGAATCCCCTCACCCGGCCATTCGACTATATCATGCTGAACGGCAAGCTTACGCTTTATGCGCGCAAGGATTGCACCGAGCAGCTTCGCGCCTCGCGCAAGGTCTCTATTACCAAGTTGGAGCGGGAGACCATCAACGGCGTCTATGTGGTGACGGCCTATGCCACGGCAGTAGACGGACGCACAGATTCTTCCACGGGCGCAGTGGCCATCGAGGGGCTGAAGGGCGATGCGTTGGCCAACGCCATTATGAAGGCCGAGACGAAAGCCAAGCGCCGCGTTACCTTGAGCATCGTCGGCCTTGGCTGGCTGGATGAGACCGAGACGGAGACCATCCTCGACGCCAGGACGGCAGTAGTCGCTGAGACGGGTGAGATTGTAGAACACGCACAATTGCCCGTCCCCAAAGCGACGCACTGGTCGGCATCGGGCAAGGTCCGCGCAGCATTCTGGGCGGAAACAACCAGGCGCGGGCTGACCAACGACCAGGTGCACACCGTCTTGGGCCATGAGCACCTCGCACAGTACCCAGGGACGTTTGACGATGCGCTGAAGTTGATTGACGCCTGGATCAACGCCAGGACCGCAGAGGCGCAGGTGGATGCGCTCAACGTGCCGCAAGTGAGCGATCTGCGCCCTTACGCCCAGCAGAAAGACCCGGTGATGGAGAGGTTGCTGGCGAGTGAGGAGAACAACCTGCTACGTGAGGAGCAGTACCTCGCCGAAAAGAATGCGCGATGAAACCACGAGCCTGCACCCAATGGGCAGGATGTATAGACCATGAAAACTCTCGCTGAGCGTTTCTGGGAAAAGATTGACGTACGGGGCCCCGACGACTGCTGGCTGTGGAAGGGGGGCGCCAGCTCAACGGGATATGGGGGATTCGGTCTGGGTGATAGGAGGACAGTCGGAGCACACCGCCTGGCCTACGAGTTGGTAAAAGGCCCTATCCCTGATGGCTTATGCGTTCTCCACAGTTGTGACAACAAACCATGCTGCAATCCCTCTCATCTATGGGCAGGTACACGCCTGGATAACATGCGGGACGCCTCATCGAAAGGAAGGATCGCGCATAATTGCGGCTCCCGTAATGGTTCTCATACCCATCCGGAAAGCGTCCGACGTGGGGAGCGACAAAGCAGTGCCAAGCTCACTGAGAGACAGGTGCGGGAGGCCAGGAAATCATGCGCAGAGGGTCACAGTCAGAGCGAGATAGGCCGGCTTTTGGGAGTGAATGCCTCCACTATCTCACTCATCGTCCTCCGGAAGACCTGGAGAGAGGTGTCCGCATGAGGATTAGGGCTTGTGATTCCTGCAAACGAGAGCCCGCCGAATGGGCAGTGCAGTACATTGCTGAGGACAAGCCGACATTCAGCACGCTGGGCAACCACTACCGAGGTTTCAAGATCGTGGCCCGCCTCTGCTGGAATTGTAAGGAGATTTTGCTGGGTGCGCTTCCCAAGCCGCCGACACAGCCAATCCCTGATCTACCCTGCGACGACAACGCATGGGCGGGCACGCACTACGTGCTGAAGGAGTATCCGTGATAGCCGCCGAGATCGCGCTGCGCTACCAGGGTGGCGATAGCCTGGTGACGCTGATGCACGAGTATCACATCGGGAAGGACAGGCTCCGCCATCTGCTAGGCTCGATGGGTGCCACCATCCGACCAAGTGGATGTCGCGTGCATCAAAACGTCAGTATGTGGAGAGCGCCCACGACACGTGTCGTGGGCGCAGAGTGCTGCCAGCGGTGCGAGATATTGCTCGGCGCAGCCCCAGCGGGCGACGCGGGGCTTTGCGGATGGTGCAAGGAGGGGAGATGACAGTCAACTGCAAGTTCTGCCTTAACCAGAGTACCTGCCTATGGGTAGGAACCCTGCCAGAGTGCCCGGCTTTCAGCCGGAACACATGCGGCAGATGCCGGCGCTACACGTCCTTGGAGGATTTCGGGAAGGGCCTTTGCGAGATCGAGGGCAGGCACGTGACGATCTATGTCAGCGATCCGGCGTGCGAGCACTTCCGGGGGATGCCATGATGGTTCAACAACTGGGGTGGGCGGTGTGGTGCTTGAGGATCCCGCTGGCGATGTTCATCTGCTTTGGCATCATGGCGCTGTGGGCGGGGAGGGGGAGATGAAACACGAGAAACCGCTAGGGCCGAACCTGATGGTCTCACGCCATGGGGCCAGCGAGAACCTGTTGCAGAAGTGCGCCGGATGCCGGCGCCTGATCTCTGTTGAGGGCTATCCCGACTATTGCGACCAGTTTGTCTTGCCGAGTGGCTATCACATGCCGTGGGGCGCGGACAACCGGGCGTGTGGGAAGTTTGAGGAGAGGGAAAATGAAATGGCGGTAGGCCATTGACAGCGGGGGCGGGAAGTGCTATGATGGGAGTGGCTGGGGAGCCGTAGGACACACGTTTTTTCATTGGCAATGAGCGTCAGGTTGATGGACAGCACATACGTGTGTTGATGGCTCCCCGCCCTTCCAGCGACCTGGCGCTTTTGCATCTTGACGGAATGACGGAAGGGGCGGAATGACGGAAACAACAGTCTCTTTGGTGAATACGGCGACGGGAGAGATCCTTCCCCCCGGCGAAATGGATCGCTGGCAGTGGGCTGAGGCCATACGGACGCGGTGGCAGGATTCGGTAGGAGCGATCCTCGACATTGGCGATATGCTGATACGCGCCAAAGAGATGCTCAGGCATGGTGAGTTCATGGCCATGATTGAGGAGGATCTGCCCTTTGGGTCCGGAACGGCTGAGCGGTTTATGGCAATCTCTCAGAATCCCGCGCTCTCAAATCCGGCACATGTGCCGATTTTGCCCCAGTCCTGGAGTACCCTGTACGAACTCACGAAGTTGCCAGACCCCGTGCTTGAGGAGTTACTAAGCGATGGCACGATAACCCCGGAGACCGAGCGCCAGGACGTGATCCGCATTCGCAGGGCGCTAGCGGCTGGGGCCAAGCACGAGACCCCTCCCCTTCCTGTTGGCACGTTCTCAGTAGTCTATGCTGATCCCCCCTGGGCCTACGACAACAGCGGATTTGACCAATCAGCGGCGAGCCAATACCCGACAATGCCGCTCCCAGAGATCGCGGCGCTTCCCGTGTCAGACCTATGCAACGACCAAACAGTGCTTTTTATGTGGGCCACCTCGCCGCTGTTGCCCGATGCTGTGGCCGTGATCGACGCCTGGGGATTTGAGTATAAGGCCAGCATGGTATGGGACAAGGGGCGCGCTCCCGGTATGGGCTGGTTCGTGATGACCCACCATGAGCTGCTACTGATTGCGACACGAGCAGGCAATCCGCATCCGCTGGAGAGGCCCGTATCAGTGATGAGGTTCACCCCTGGCGCTCATTCAGCCAAGCCACACGAAGTATATGGAATCATTGAGAGCATGTACCACGGCCCGTACTGCGAACTGTTTGCCCGTGAACGTCGTGAGGGATGGGAATCCTTCGGAAATGAGCTTCCAGATGCATAACATTCCCATCATCAGGGCTGTTCCTACGGGCGAAACGAAGACGCGAAGCTACAACGGCGACTATATGAAAGCCGGACGGAAGGCGGAAGAGATCGTCCTGGGCTTCCTGCGCGAACGCCCCGAGATCGTCGGCGTTGAGGACTTGCGCGAATTGCGGGTGATGCACGAGGCCGATGTGGATTGCGCCCTCTATACTCGCGACGGACGGGTGCCCTTAGCGGAAATCAAGTCGGACGTGTACCTGGGCAATAGCGGAAACGTCCTCTTTGAGATTCTGCGCATCAATCATACCTGCGTACCAGAGAAGGCCGGCGCGTTGGGATGGTCTCTACGCAGCCCGGCGACATACTTCTTTTACTATGCTCCAACGCCAAACAAAATCTACCAATGCCGAGCCGACGACCTGCGCGGCGCATTCCAGAGGTATACCCGCGAGGAGCGCGCTGGCGCGAATCCCAGATGGATCAACACAGACAGCATCAAGAGCACATTGGTTGTACTCATTCCCTGGGACTACTGCAAGGGCATATTCACGATCTACGATTTGCCGGATGACGAAGAGATCCCATTCTGAGGTGATTTATGAGTCAACTCAAACAACGCCGCTTCCTCGACCTGATGGAGCGCCTCGGCCTGGTCGGCGACGACCAGCTCCCCGACGCCAAACTCGGCATGGACTACCTCGGCGCAATGGCAGAGCGCGCCTTCATGCCACGGCAGCACCTCAATGAGCACGAGGATCTGCGTCTGGCTCACGCCGACCTCAAGGAGATGACCCGTCGTGACATCTGGCGGGAGCGCCAGCGCGCCGAGTTCGTGGCCGCCTGGGGAGATGACCGTACCGGGTGGGTTTGGGAACGGCTAGAGGCAGTAGTGGCAGAGGAGCGCCGGCGTGGAAAATGAGTTGTGGCTGAGCGACAACGACGAAGCGCCACCGGAGGAGGATCTCGCGGTAGCGGATGGTGGCAACGGGCAGGCGCACGAGTTGCCCAAGTTATCATTTCCGCTGCCGACGATCTGCGCCAATGACCTGCTACTGAAAGACTGGCCTGAGCCGCCGTGGTTGGTGCCGGGGATACTGCCAGTGGGACTGTGCTACCTGGCGGGCAAGCCGAAAGTGGGAAAGAGTTGGCTCGGCTTGCAACTGGCGCAAGCAGTCTGTACAGGGGGTAACTTTCTGGGCGTGGGTGTTGAGCCTGCGCCCGTTCTCTACCTGGCCCTGGAGGACAGCCCGCGTCGCCTGCAACAGAGGATGAAGGCGCAGATGTGGCCAGCGGGCAAGGGCGTAGCTGAGTTCATTGGCGCACGCGGGGCGCGCAATATCGGGGCACTCAACAAGGGCGGCACGGCCCGGCTTATCGAGGCCATCCGCGTGACAGGTTACAGACTGGTGGTGGTGGACACTCTCTCGCGGCTATTCACTGGCGACCAGAACGACGTGAGCCAGGTGACAGCAGCGTTGGGCCCGCTACAGCAGGAGGCGATCAACCTGGGCGCGGCGATCCTCATCCTTGACCATCATAACAAGATGGGCGGGGCCAACCCGTTTGGCAAGGCAGATGAGGATTACTTTGATCCGGTGATCAACATACTTGGCAGCACGGCGAAGGCTGCTATCTGTGACTGCATTTGGGGTCTATACCGCCTGAACGGGAAGCCAGGCGCAATACTTGCCGTTACCGGCAGAGACGTAGACGAGCGGCGCCTGGTGCTGACGCACGACCGGGTAACGCAATGCTGGCAGTCGGAAGGCGATAGCGATATGGTGAAAGTCACCAAGTCACGCAGTGAGATACTCGAGGTGGTGGCGGATCTGAAGCGGGCGAGCTGTGCTGAGATTGCCGAGGCAATGGACCGAAACCGGGGGACTGTCTACAAGATGCTTCAGGAACTGGTCGCCGGTGGCCTCCTTGATAGAGATGAGGATGACTATGTTCTGCCCAGTGATTGAAAAGTACAGAGGTAAGGCAACGAAGGCAACGAAGGCAACAATGCAACATGGGCAACAGATACAACACATTATGTCAGAAGTGTTGCATTGTTGCCATGTTGCATTACCTTTGAGGGGGGGGGCAACATGATTATGCGAAGTCACGCCACTAAGGAGGCACACCCATGACCGACGACACCGACATCCTGGTGAAGTGGGGTGACGAGATAGCCTTTGCAGAGGGTGCGGACTTTCCCGCTGAGCCGGATCACCGCACAACAGTCGGTGACGCGAAGTATATGGCCATCCGCGACCTCGCCGCCGAGGTGCGCCGCCTGCGTGAGAACGAGGTATGTGCGGATACGGAGTGCCGTGACTTGCACATCCGCGATCTAACCGCCGAGATCGCTGAGTTGCGTGAGCGCCTGGCCGCGCAGGAGCGGCTGGCTGGGAGTGCAGTCACCACAGATGATGCCCTCCGCGTGTGGATGCAGGGTATGGAACACGCCTCCGGGCAGGCGCATGATGTGAGGCTAGCCACGGCGCTGGCGTGCATCACCGAGCTGGAGACGGAGAACGAGGCGCTGCGTGAGCGCCTGGCCGCACAGGATCCCGACGGCAGGCTGGGGCGGGTGGAGGCCACGTGTGGAGATTGCGGCCTGCGGGTAGAGTATGGCCCACTAGCCGGCGAGTGCCACTACGACCCAGACCCGTGGCCTGAAAAACCGGCGTGCGAGTTCTTCGAGACGGGAAACGATGCGCTGAGGAGGCAGACGTGCGGAGAATGAGACGACCACGCGGGTTGAGCGATGTGATGCGCGAGCGCAGATGCGGCGCCGCTGTCAGACCAGAAGTGCAGCGGGCGTTGGAGCTGACGACCGCAGAACTGGTGAGGATCGCCAGAATGATCGAGGCTACCAACTGCTCCTATCAGGACGCCGTGAAGTCGATCCGATTCAGGGTGTGGTGAGAGTATGGTACATATCCATGGGCGCAGGGACCTACTGCACCGCGACGTCGGCAAGCGCTTCCGCATGGCAGGGTGGTTCGCCTTTGACACCGCGGATCTTGGGGGAGGTTTCGTGGACTGGCTGGTCTGTTCGCCTCGGGGCCGCGTGGTGCTGGTAGAGGTCAAGTCGCCGGGGGGTGTGCTGACGGATGCGGAGGCCAAGTTCTCGATGGCGTACCCCGGTGAGTACAGGACGGTGTACCGGCTCGAGGACGTGGAGAGGATCGTCAATGAGTGAGCTCATCTCCTTTGGCGCCGGCGTCAACTCCACCGCCATGACGATCATGTTGGTAAACCAGGGTTGGAGTGGTCCTATTGTCATGTCCGATCCTGGGGTTGAGTGGCCAGAAACATACTGCTATCTGACCTACTTCGAGCGCGAGTGGCTGGCCCCCCGTGGCCTGGCCGTTACCATCTTGGGCGCAGACTATCGCGCCCTGGGACCAGGGCGCGATCCACGGACGCTTATCGAATACTGCGAGCACTATCGGGTGACGCCATTCCCGGCACAGAGATGGTGCACCGCCGGCTGGAAAACGGATGTGCTGGATCACTGGTGCGCTGCCAACGGAAACCCAACGCAACTCGTCGGCATGGCCGCTGATGAGGCGCACCGGCAGAAAGGGCGCGCCTGCCCGCTGATTGACCGGGGCATAGACCGCAAGGGCTGCATCAAGATCATCCAGGCTGAGGGACTGGACGTGCCCCAGAAATCGGGGTGCTGGATATGCCCTTTTATGGGCAAACGCCAATGGCATGAACTCTACCGGCGGCACCCTGACTTATTTGAGCGAGCCGCACGCCTCGAAGAGGCGGCCACTGAACGGCGGGGGATAAGGTCGAGTATCCATCGGGATTTCACCCTGCGCGAGCTGGAGGTTCAGTTCAGAGACCAGGGCGCGTTCCTTGGCGATGATGAGATGGATAGCCTGCTAGAGTATCGGCCCTGTATATGCTCGCTTTAAGAGAGGGGGTGATGCCAGCGCCAACGGGGATCTGAGGGGTTGGGGACAAACACAAGCCGAGCCCAGGGTGGGCAAGCCACGACGCCCTGGGCAGAGGCTGAGGAGAAGGAAACACGATGTACTACGTCTCAGAAACATGGTTCTCAGGATACAAGATATATAAAGGCAAAGTGGTCAGGCGCATTCACCGACCCATTCTCAGATCGATTCTGGGGTCAGATCATGATGGCATACGAGTGATGACGCCAGACGGCAGAAAACTGCTCTTCTCGCGGTACGAATTGCAGCCAAGGAAGGGGAGGGATGACGAATAAGTGGAGGCGGCGGGCGCGGAAGTGGCGTAAGGAGGCAAGGGCTTACAAGGGCTATTACATTGATACAGACTTGGCGCTAAAAACGGAGCGGATACAGAACGCTCTCGCCGGCCCTGCGAGTGGGGCGGCGGCAGCGCTGAACAAGGCGGAGGAACTGCGCGACGCGGTTGGTCGGGAGCACGAAGCCTTCATGCAGGCCAATGATGAGAGTGAGAAGTTGCAGATGCAGGTACGCGACATGGATGTTCGCTTCAGCTACCTCGACAAGTCTGGCCCGGCAGAGATTGAGAAACTCAAGACTGCTTTGTACGAGGCCAACAAGGGCGTGTGTTTATGGCGTGGCAAGGACTACAACGCCTCCAGGGAACTCAAGAATATCGTGGCCGAGAACATCCGTCTTGACTCGACGCTTACCAAGGAGAAGGTCTACCACGAGAGCGCAGTATCCGAGCGTAACACGGCGCTGCAAAAGGTGGCTGAGCTGCGACAGGATGTACTACGCCTCTCCACCGAACTGGCGCGGGTACAGGGGGTGTGCGAGGCCACCCAGGCGCAGGTGCTGAAACACAGCGCTACCATCGTCAACCTGCGCGAGAGGGAGAACGAGGCGCTGAAAGAGTCGGAGGGCCTGCTCGCCTGGCAGCGGCGGGTGAGGGAGGCGTGCTCTGCACGGGATGAGCGAAAGGGGATGCTCACCGATATGTCAGTTGCTTATTGGCACGCGCTGGTGACTGCAATCCATAGCGAGCCGGTTGAGCCGAAGGAGGAGACGTGAGTGATCAGTCTACCGCGTCGCATGTTGTAGCAAGGATTCACGGGATGGCGGTACGCTGGTGCTCGAAGTGTCACGCTCGGACGCAACAGAAAGCGGTTACTGAGGGCATGACTGAAACATGGATTGAGAGACAATGGTACTGTGAGTATTGCGGGCATCTTGAGAATGTGAAGGAGGCGCTGTGACCGAAGATCCGTTGGAGAAACATCATGGCTTGATTGCCGTTGCGGAACGGGGGCAACTTGAAGGGCATGCTCACATGGTCGGATTGCAGTGTATCGCCGACCTCGTCGCCGCGTTGCGGGCTGAGCGGAAAAACACAGCTGAAGCCATGAACTACTTCCTTGACCCGCACTCGCCAGGATCGCCGCCAAAGTACACCGATGACTACGGCCCAACTCTGCTGAATCAGATACAGTGGGTGGCAGGGTACTACGAAGAGATGATGGATGAGGACGGGGCAGAGATTGAGCGACTCAAGGCGCGGGTGGCGGAGTTGGAGACACTTCTTGCCCTGTCTGGGGAAGCCACAATTCCCTACCAGACTACCAGTGCAACCCATGTTGCCGCGCTGGAAATGGCGCGAAGGGAGGAACCATGACAGTCCACATCGGCTGGGTGATCGCGGCGGCGCTGGCCGGGTTCCTATTCGGCGCGCTGCTCATGTCGCTGATGGCGATGGCGTCACGGGCAGATGATGAGAGTGAGAGATGGTGGGCAGAGTGATCGCCCTCGCCCTGCGCCTGGCGCTGATCGCGTTGGCGTATCCGGTCATGCTGATCATTGTCTTTGAGCTGTGGCACGCTATCCAGTGTTCATTACATGGGGGATGAGATGAATCGCTTGATCTATGCCATGCCCATCTGGGTGCATCGTCTTATCCTGCGCCTGACTGGGTATGAGTTGGTCTGGAATTGGGACACAAACTTCGGTGCCCGTGAATACTTCTGGACCAAAGGAAAGTGCGATGACTGACACGCGCCCGCAGGGCGCTGGCGGCGATTACCTGGCTACGCCGCCGGAAGCGCCGAGCGATGCACGTGATTGGCTCAAGGCGCAACTCGCCCGGGGGGTGCCGGAATACCCCCATCCGTTGCGTGAGTTTCTGGATGCGTTGCCATGGCGCTGTCGCGCCGTCGTAATACTGCTCTATGCAGAACACCTTACCCAGGAAGACGTGGCCTATATTCTGGGAGTGAGCCGCTGGTCAATCCAGCGTGATTTGCAGGATGTCTGTGTGCTGATTCGAGGACTCTGCAAGTAATCGTGCAACATTTGCAACACCGCTGAACCCACTTTCCTGCTAAGCTCAAGCTGCGAGGCTTGGGCTTCTTGCGTTAACGCATAGGCGTGCGCCGCTCCGGTCTGCTACCGGGCGGAGGGTGGGCGGTGGGAAATGTTCACGAGGGTAACGGTTCGGTTGACCATATCGGCCAACTGAAGCCGGATACCCGTAACCCGCGAAAGCATAATCCTAGAAACATCGGCATGATCGTGGATTCACTGCATCATGTCGGTGCTGCGCGTTCCATTGTCATTGATGAGGATGACAATATCCTGGCCGGTAACGGCGTGGTAGAGGCGGCGGCCCAGGCGGGCATAGAGCGTGTGCGCGTGGTGGAGGCGGATGGTCAGGAGTTGATCGCCGTACGCCGCCGGGGGCTGACCCAGGAGCAGCGACAGAAGCTCAAGTATTACGATAATCAGACGGGGGCTATCGCCGAGTGGGATGCTGGGAGGATCGCGGCGGACATCTCTCAGGGCATGGATCTCAAGGGCATTTTCGATGCTCAGGAGCTAGCCGACATCATGGCCTCGGTGAAGGGCGATCCGCCGGAAGATCCGGGGCCGCAGATTGACCGCGCCGCTGAGTTGCAGGAGCAGTGGAAAACGGAGTTGGGTCAGTTGTGGGAGTTGGGCGAGCACCGGCTGATCTGCGGGGATTGCACGGACAGGGCCGTGGTGGAGAGGGTGATGGGGGGAGAGAGGGCTATCCTCATGGTGACCGACCCCCCTTATGGCGTCGAATACGATCCGAACTGGCGGAATGTGGCTGCTGCCGAAGGCAAACTCGCCTATGCGGCTCGCCGCATAGGCGAAGTCTACAACGATGACCGGACAGACTGGTCTGAGGCGTGGCATCTCTTCTCTGGCGATGTTATCTATACGTGGTCACCGCCCGGTGACCACGTGATCTTGACTGGACAATCACTGCAACGCTGTGGCTTTGAGATTCGGAATATGGTGATTTGGCGCAAGCCGCATTTCCCGATTAGCCGAGGGCACTATACCTATCAGCACGAACCCTGCTGGTATGCAGTTAGAAAGGGTGCGCAGGCACATTGGATCGGCCCAGCAAATGCCAGCACGGTCTGGGAGGTTGCTCTTGACAAGAACTGCGAGGGCGGCCACTCCACACAGAAACCACTGAGGTGCATGTCTATTCCTATCGAGAATCATGATAGCGCCCTAATTTACGACCCCTTCCTCGGTTCCGGCACCACCCTGATCGCCTGCGAGCGTCTGGGCCGCAAGTGCCGGGCCATCGAGATTTCGCCGGCCTATGTCGCCGTGTCCCTCCAGCGCTGGGCCGACATGACGGGGCGCAGCCCCGTACTGGTGGACTGATGGCTATGGCCTATCGCACAGACCTGACCGCAGAGGAAATGATCGAGGCCATTCCCGGCTCAGCTGGGATCGTCTCTACCATCGCCCGCAAGGTCGGCTGCTCCTGGCGCAGGGCGCGCAAGTTCATTGACGATCACCCAACCGTCCGTGCGGCCTATCACGACGAATGCGAGAAGATCAAAGACCTTGCCGAGACCAAGATGATCGAGATCATCTCGGATAAAGATCCTGGTACGATACGCTGGTATCTGAGTACGAAAGCCCGTGACCGGGGCTATGGCGAACACCAGGATATTACCCTCCACGGCGAGGTCGGCTTGATCGAGGTTGAGCGTGCCACAAAGCCTATGGACACGGACGGGCGACAAGGCCCGGATGCACCTGCATGAGGGGCAGACACTGGCCTGGGATAGCGACGCCCGATTCACCTTTATCATCGCCGGCACCCAGGGCGGCAAGACTGAGTTTTTGCCGATATGGCTCAAGCGTGAGATTGATACCTGCAAGACTGGCGACTACCTGGCTGTCACAGCCACCTATGATCTTTTCAAACTGAAGTTCCTACCGGCGATGCGTCACATGTTCGAGGTGCTGCTGGCCCGTGAGGGTTGGGTTTATCACGCTGCGGATAACCTGCTCAGCAGGGCGGATGGTACGCGGATCATCATGCGCTCAGCACAGGCTCCGGGTGGCCTGGAATCCGGCACCTGCAAGGCGGCCATTCTGGATGAATGTGGACAGGACGCCTTCCGGCTGGAATCGTGGGAAGCGACGCTGCGCCGTCTGAGTATTCACCAAGGGCGGGTATTGGGTGCCACGACACCATACAACTTGGGCTTTCTGAAGACGCAAATATTCGACAGGTGGCGAGCAGGCGATCCCGATTACAAGGTGATTCAGTTTCCGAGCATTCAGAACCCGGCCTTCCCTCGGGCAGAGTATGAGCGAGCAAAGAACAGTCTGCCGCGGTGGAAGTGGGAGATGTTCTATAACGGACAGTTCTCAAGACCCGCCGGCCTGATCTACGAGGACTATGACGATGAGACGATGGCGATAGAACCGATTGCACTTCCTGCCGAATGGCCCAGGTACGTGGGCATAGACTTCGGCGCAGTCAACACGGCCCTGGTGTGGATTGCTGAAGACGTAGAACGAAAGGCATACTACTTGTACCGCGAAAGTTTGGAGGGCGGCCTGAGCACAGCGCAGCACGCGGCGAAAGCCCTGCTCAACGCGACCAGTGAGCGGGTGGCTGGCTGGTATGGCGGGTCCCGATCAGAGACCCAGCAACGCATGGACTGGCGGGCGGCTGGCATTCAGGCGCATGAGCCGCCAGTGGCGGATGTTGAGGCGGGGATAGATCGGGTGATCGGGCTGTTCAAGACCAAGCGGCTCTATGTGTTCAAGGGCTGCGCGGGTGTTCGAGATGAGCTTGGCACCTACTCGCGTGAGGTGGATGACGCGGGGCAGCCGACGGAGAAGATCCGCGACAAAGAGACGTTTCACCGCCTGGACGCCCTGCGTTATGTGATAGCCGGATGCACCAGAGAACGTAAGCAAGCCACGTCGAGGCAAGGATAAGCGTCCATGACTGATCTTGAGATGGCCATTTCGGCCCTCCTGGGAAAGCAAAGCACCTATGCGGCGCTATACAACTATTACCTGGGCAAGCAACCGCTGGCCTACACCAGTGAACGGCTGAGAGAGGTCTTTCGCCGCCTTGATACGCGTTTCTCGGAGAACCTTTGCGCCCTGGTGATAAACTCTGTTGGTGACAAGCTGACACTCAAGGGAATCACCGTCAAGGGCCGAGCTGATGCGCAGGCGCAGATAGATGGTATCTTCGGCTCCGTCAATCTGGAGCTCATTGCTGAGGATGTCCATGAGGGCACGCTCGTAACAGGCGAGAGTTATCTGATCGTCTGGAAAGATGACGTGGGCAAGGTTCAGGGATTTTACAACGATCCTCGCATGTGTCATCTTTTCTATGACGCAGAGAATCCGTACCTGACCCGCTATGCCGCAAAGATGTATGCGATGGATGATGGAAAAGTCAGCCTGATCCTCTACTATGCGGATCATCTCGAATACTATCAGACCCGTAGCAAGATCTCTGCTACCAGCGACCTTACTGCTAAACGGTTTGAGCTAACAGACGAAAAGGCCAATCCCTACAAGGCTGTACCCGTATTCCAATTCAAGCTCCACCGAGACGTTCGGAGCGAACTGGCCGATGTCATCCCTCTTCAGGATGCGGCCAACAAGCTGCTGAGCGATATGCTGGTAGTCGCCGAGTTTGGCGCGTTTCGGCAGCGGTGGGTCATTTCCAACACTGACACAACGAAGCTGAGGAACGCCCCTAACGAAATCTGGTCCATTCCCGCCGGTGACGGTGTAGGACAGCAGACTCAAATCGGTGATCTGGCTCCTACCGATTTGCTGGGCTATCTCAACGCCATAGATAAACTGGCCACAGCCATTGGAGTGATCAGCCGGACGCCCAAACACTTTCTATATGGTCAGGGCGGCGACCCATCGGGTGAGGCGCTGATTGCGTCTGAAGCGCCGCTCAACCGTAAGGCGGCCGATTACATCTCACGTCTCACGCCCACCTGGCGACAGGCGCTATCGTTTGCCCTGACCCTCCTGGGTGCGCCGGTGGAACCATCGGCCATCACCCTGCAATATGAGAGGCCGGAAACGATCCAGCCGCTGACCCAGAGCATCGTTCGGCAGAACGGCATTACTGCGGGAATCCCCCTGGTGACCTTGCTCAAGCGCGAGGGATGGTCCGACACAGAATTGGCGGAGATGGATGCAGAGAAGGCGGCTGAGTCTGCGGCGAACAGGTCTATGCTGGCGCTGGCCATGGTAAAAGCGCAGCGTGAGTTCGACCAAGGGCAACAGGACCAGCAGGTGCAACAGCCAGGGCAGCCGGGGCAGGGAGCGGGCAATGCCGGAATCTAGAGTCATCTCGGTTATGAAGGCGTTCAAACAGGACCTACTGTCCCGCGAGGGCACGCAGCAGGCATTGATGACGAGGCGCTGGATGCAGGTCGAGGCCCGCCTGATGGGCGACATGCAGGCCCTCGGTGAGGAGATCGCCCGCACGGCGACCAGTGGCACCATAATGACCGAAACTCAGCTTTGGCGCAACGACCGCTATCGAGCATTGCTGGCGCAGACGAGGCTTGAGATTGCCAAGTATCAGACCTGGGCCGACGGGTTGATCTCGCACGAGCAGGCCGTGATGGGTGAGTTGGGCATAGACCATGCGGTGAAGACCATTCAGGCGGCGCAGATAGACGCGGACCTGCGACTAGCGTTCAACCGCCTGCCGGTGGAGGCCACACAGTACATGGTTGGCCTCTGCGCAGACGGCGCGCCACTGTTTGATGTGCTGGCACAACGGGCGCTGCTTCCCGATGCGATTGACGGCCTGCGAACGGCGCTGTTACAGGGAACGTCGTTGGGCTGGAACCCGCGAAAGACAGCCAGGGCCATGGCTGACGGATTAACCCAGGGCCTACAGAAAGCACTCGTGATTGCGAGGGATTCACAGTTGAGGGTCTATCGCGCGGCTAGCGACGCTGAGTACCAGGCGAGCGGGGTCGTACAGGACAAGGTGCGTGTTTGCGCGAAGGACGGGCGCACCTGTCTGGCGTGCCTCGCCAAAGACGGTGAGGTGCTGGGATTGAATGAGCCGGGCTTTGACCATACCCAAGGGCGATGCACGTTTGTGCCCCGCGTCGTGGGCATGGATGCGATAGCCTTCACCAAGGGCCCCCAGTGGTTTGACGGCCTTGATGAGAGCAAGCAGCGAGAGATGATGGGGCCGGCGCTATTCAAGGCATGGGATGGTGGCCGGGGCTTTGACTTCACGGCCTTGGCGACGATTACGCAGCATGAGACCTGGGGGCAGGGCTTGGCGGTCACACCGCTCAGTCAGTTAGTGGGATAACCCGGCGAGACGCCGGCAATAACAGGAGGGCGAGATGCCTGACAATCTGAATCCGAACCCGACGAATCCGCCAGTGCCCCTGATCCCAGGGGCCACCAATCAGCCGCCTGCGGCGACTGCGGAACCCGCGACCTGGGATGCGTATTTGGAGAGCCTCCCGGCTAACTTGAAGGCGCTCTATGAGGGGCATACCACTAGCCTTCGCAATGCCGTCCAGGCCACGCGACAGGAGCGAGACGCCCTGTCGCAGCAATTGGCCGGTATCACCAAAGCCCTGGGCAAAGACCCGGTGGAGGCAAAGCGGCTGATCGAGACGATGGCCGCCGACCTGGAGAGTGCCCGGATGCGGGCGGACTTCTTCGAGGCTGCGGGCAAGCCAGAGATTGGCTGCTCGAATCCCAGAATGGCGATGCTCATGGCCCAGGAGATCGGGGCCATGGATTCCAAAGGCCGCATCAACTGGGATGCCGTGAAGCAAGCCGCGCCTGAACTGTTCCAGAAACGCGCGCCCGATGGGAGGGCCGGCATTGGAACCGGCTCGCCCCCGGTGACGAAGATCGATATGAACACACTGCTCCGGCGTGCTGCCGGAAGACAATCCTAGGAGATACAATATGCCTTACAACAGTCTAATCTCTGCCGCTGACATGGCAGGGCTGATCCCTGTCGAGTACACCGACGAGATCCTGCAGGGCACGGTCGAGGCTAGCGCGGTCTTGCGCTTGGGTCGCCGGTTGCGGGATATGCCGACTTCTACCCGTGTGATGCCGGTGCTCTCTTCTCTGCCGACTGCCTACTTCGTGAGCGGGGAGACGGACATCAAGCACACCACGGAAGTGAACTGGGCCAATGTGACGATTACCGCTGAGGAACTGGCGGTGATCGTGCCTGTGCCCCAGAGCGCCTTCGACGATAGCAGCTACCCGATCTGGGAGCAGATCAAGCCCCTCTTGTCAGAAGCTGCCGGGCTGGCCATCGACCAGGCCGTCCTGTACGGTACGAACATTCCCGCCTCGTGGACTGCGGCCTTTGGCGCGCACGCGGGGATCGTAGCTCTCAGCGCGGCCCACGGTTCTACCGTCTCGCTAGCGGCCTGCGTTGACATGTACGACGCGCTGCTGACTGAGAACGGCACCATGACCCGGCTCGAACAGGACGGTTTCATGGCCACCGGCCACATCGCCCACACTTCGGTGCGCGGCCTGCTCCGTGGCTGCCGCGATGTGAACGGTCAGCCGATCTTCCACCCCGGGGTGCAGATCGGCCAGCAGTTCGCAACGGGCGACATCGACGGTGTTCCGGTTCTGTACCCCTTGAACGGTGCCATCGTCGCTGCGACCAGCCTGGTCATCTCTGGCGCGTGGAACCAACTCGTTTTTTCGATGCGCCAGGATGTCAGTTGGAAGATCGCCACCGAGGGTGTCATCACCGACGCTGCCAACGTGATCATCTACAACCTGCTGCAACAGGACATGATCGCTCTGCGCATGGTGATGCGCCTGGGCTTCGCGATCCCCAACCCTATAAACCGTGTTTCGCCGACTGTGGGCGCTCGCAGCCCGTTCGCTGTGCTGACCGCGTAACGTTTCGATTAGCCCACTACCGGGGCGCGGCGAAAGTCGGGAGATTGACCCAAGCCCCCCAAGTGGAGAATGAATGGAGAAACTGAAATGTCTCTCTACCCCCGCGAGATCACAGAATACCTCGCGTTGTCTGGCATCCCCCGCGGACCGAACTCGAAGATCTACCTGGTGGATTCGGTTCACGGGAGCAACAGCAACTCCGGCGACCGCTGGACCAAGCCGCTCCTCACGCTTGAGGCTGCGGAAGACCTCTGCGTGACGGGCCACAACGATACCGTACTGCTCATGAACAGCGCGACTGAGTACGCGCTGGCCGCCATGTTGACTTGGGACAAGAACTTCACCCACCTGGTCGGTCTGAGCGCGGAGACGATGGCTGGCAAGCGCTGTCGTGTTATGCCCTCTGCTGATCTGGACACGATGGTTCTTGTGTCCGGGTACGGCAACATCTTCAAGAACATCCGCTTCTCGCACGAGTACAACTCAGCCGCGAGCTTGACCAACGTCAAGATCACCGGGCCACGCAACTACTTCGAGAACGTGGAGTTCATCGGGAACGTCTACACTGCTCAGGCTATCGACACTGGCTGCAGCCTGCGGATCGCCAACAACGCCGGGGAGTGCCTGTTCAAGCACTGCATGATCGGGACTGACGCCACGATCAGCGCCACCGGCCTGATGGCGATGGTAGTCGATGCTGCTGCGCCACCGGCGCGGCTGCGCTTCGAGGGTTGCCACTTTGCGGGGTACGCAGGCAGTACGGCGGCCGGCTTGGTGGAGTTCCTGGGGACGGCCTGCCAGCGCGCATGGGTGTTCGATCGTTGTGAGTTTATCAACGTGAACACCGACTTCTCGATGGCAGGGTGCTTCGTGGTGCCCGCAGGCTTCGACGTTCGTTACGGTGGGGTGTTCCTCAAGGACTGCTACGGCTTCGGGTTCACCGATTGGGAGCCGCGGGACCTTGGCGCGGTCCGAATCGGTGGTGGGCCTGGAACGGGTGCTCAGGGTGGCTTTGGTGGATTCTTCCAGACCGCTGAGAGCACGTAAGGAGGTAGCGAGTGGCTACTGCAACTTCTGGCTCGTGGACTGCGACAATGACCTTTGCGACCGTAGCGCAAGCCGATCTCTACGTGCGCTACCAGACGACCAGGGAAACGATTCGCACCCTGAAGATCGCGCTGCTCGCCAAGCGGATCGCGGGCGGTGTGAGTGCCGAGGACTACGCCGACAAGCGAGCCTGCTTGGTGAGCTTGTTCGATCAGAACGAGGCGCTGTGGGAATCGCAGAGACCTTCTGTGCGATGGTTGCAGGTCGAGCCAATCGAGGAGATCCCTATCGGGGAGATCACGCCGTAACAGCAACTGCGAGGGCTCGGCAACCGCTGAGCCCTCACTAACCTGAACAGGAGACAAGAAATGACCACTACTTTGAACGTGAGTGAAGGCCGCGGGGGTGTCCTGTGTTTTGACATCGTCGGCGTGGCCTCCGTTGCGGCTGGAGGCATCGGGAAGGTCGCCAACCCTTTGGGTGTTGACATCGCGATCATCGAAGAGTTCCTGCATATCGTCACCCCCGCTACTGGCGCGGCCAGCATATCTATCGGCATTGGCACCGAGGCTGCGGCCAGTTCGGACATCATCAGCGCACTCCGCGTGGATGGCGCGATCACAGGCAAGGTCTACCAGGGCGCGGCTGACGCTGGCGCCAAGACAGAGGTAGTCCCAGCCGTTTGGACTGCTGCGAAGTTCTTGAACATCGCCGCGGATGTCACTACCGTCGCCCTGGTCGCCAAGCTGTACCTGAGATTCATCCGTCTCGATACGGACTGAAGGAGCAATCACATGACTGTTACTTTGAATACGGCTGAGGGTCGGGGTGGTGTGATGGTGCTCGACGTCGTTGGGGCTGCGTCTACGGACAACGGTGGTCTGGGTGCTCTCGCCAATCCGTTGGGAGCGGATCTTCTGATCACCAAGGCGTTCTGGCATGTCGTCGAGCACTCTGCTGCGGCAGCCAACTTCTCCGCTGGCATCGGTATTGAGGCTGCTGCGAGCACTGACATCATCAATGCACTGGCTTGCGGTGGTGGGACGGAGCCCGGGAAGGTCTGGCAGTGCCAGGCTGACGTCGGAGCGAAGACGGAGGTGGTTCCGGCGGTGTGGACTTCCGCCAAGTTCTTGAACCTCAAGGGATCTGCGTCTACTGTCGGACTCATCGGGAAGCTGTACTTGTACTTCATCCGATTGGACACCGACTGAGCGAAGGAGCGGACATGGCAGTAACAGCAGCGCAGATCTTGACGCTTCGACGGATGTGCGGGTTGGCGGTAGGGGATACCACATACACAGATGCGATCTTGACAGCAGCCATCGAGCGATACCCGCTGATGGACCCGTATGGTTCTCAATGGTACATTTGGGACTATACAACCTATCCACCGCACCAGGACACAAACACCGCATGGGTTGCCACCTACGACATGAATGCTGCCGCCTCAGATGTGTATCAGGAGAAAGCATCGGCGCTCGCATCGAAGTTCGACTACAGCGCCGATGGTGCATCCATGTCTCTGAGCCAACAGTTCGCCCAAGCTACGCAAATGGCGAGGTTTTATCGCAGCAGACGATCTGCAGGAACCATCAAACAGGTGATAGAGCCTCGCCCCCAAGATGACTCTCTCTATGGAGAGGTGGATCTGTGACCATCCTGACTGCGGACGACCTGGAGATCGCGCGCACGGCGCAAGAAACCGCGTTCCCGGATTCGTGCCTGGTCAAGCGCCGCGTCTCCACTGCCAACACAAGCGGGGGCCATGTCGAAACGTACCCTTCCACGACCCATACTTATGCCTGCCGGCTGAGCGTTAGCGGCGTGCCGAGCGCTTACCTGGCGCTGGCGGCTGAGCGCCACCAGACGCCGGTCATTGTGAGCTTCGCGCATGACGCGGATGTGCTCATCAGCGATAGGCTGGTGATCGGTGGGCGGACACTCTCTATCCTGGGGTTTGCCTCGGGGGGCGCGTGGCTGACGGCGCTGAGGGTCGTAGCCGTGGAGGTGATTTGAGCGACATAGAGATCACGCTGGAGTTCTGCAACTACCTGCCCCTGCGCGATCAGATGTTGCGCGACGTGGATCGGCAGTGTGGCTTGACTGCTCACCAGGTGCTTGCGCGGGCCAGGATACTGATCCAGTCGGGGCCCAAGACAGGCAAAGTGTACAAGCATGGCAACGTCTTACACCAGGCATCGGCGCCAGGGGAAGCGCCGGCGAGTGACACCGGGGCGCTGGCCAGCAATAGTAAGGCCGAGAGAGAGTCTCTCGCGCACTGGTTGGTGATCTTCTTCCAGAAGTATGCACCCGATCTTGAATTCGGAACGCCGAACATCTTGCCGCGGTTCTTCCTGCGGCCTGCGGTCGCCGCAGAAAAACAAGCGTTCGTTGCGGCGATGAAACGCATAGTGGGTGACACGTGAAAGCCTTGGAGATCGCCCTGCAAGCAAAGTTGGTCGGCGACTCAACACTGATGGCGTTGATCCCCGGCGGCGTACACAACATGGTAGCCACTGATCCGGTTGTGTATCCATACCTGGTCTATCAGAAGGTGTCCGGCGATGACGCCTACACGTTCACGCTCAGGATCAACACGGCGTTTCTCTATCAGGTGCGCATCATCGGGCGGGGGCCAAACAAAGAGGCGATGTCGGACGCACTTGCCCGCGTGGATGCCCTGCTTACAAGGCAGACGTTGACCATTACGGGAGTGGCAACCTGGCTTGTTCAGCGAGAAGGAGACATCCCCGATATGGTGGAACAAGACGGGGACTCAGTATTGATGCAGGTAGGCGCGACCTATCGCTTGGAGGTGTCATAATGGTCATCGCTTTTCATCACGGCACGGCGGCACGCTTCTATTACCACAACCTCGATATGAGCAACTATGTCGAGGCGGTCGAGATGGAGGTCTCCCGCGAGCTGGCCGAGATCAAGCCTCAGGGAGACACCAACGTCTCTCGTGTTGCCGGTCTCCGAAGTGGGAGCGTCGCTCTGACTGGAGGCGCTGCTGGTTTTGCCGCCGGTGAGAGCGACGAGTGGGTGTTCTCCAGACGAGCGGATACGACTCAAAAGGCGTTTGCCTTCTTGCCTTACGGCGACCTGCTGAACCGGTCGGCTTATCTGGGGCAGGTGTGGCATAACTCGCAGAAGCGGGTTGCCACCAGTTCTGACGCGGTTCGGCTACCAGTAGCTCTGATCGGTACGAATAGGATGGAGCGTGGACTGATCTTGAGGGCGTTGGCTACGGATGGGACCAGCCCCGGTAGTAAATCCCCCGCCTCTGGCGGGGCAGACTCTGACTTCGGTGGTGCAGGCTACTTGATCGTTACAGCGTTGACTGGGACGCTGAATGTCATCATCGAGCACAGCGTCAACGGGACGGACAACTGGGCGACACTCATTACATTCACCGAACAAACATCTGGCGATCCGCTGTCACAAGTCGTGTTGACCGCCACCCCCACCACCAACGTTCGGGCCTACGTCCGCGTCGCCTGGACGTTGTCCGCGAATCACGCGACGTTCTTTGCGGCATTTGCAAGGCGCACACATTAAGGAGAAAAGCTATGGCTACCTTCGTTCATGGAATTGCCGCGCGGTTGACGGTTGGTGCCGGTGGGTCTCTCGCAGGAGTGTTGGAGTCGGCCGACATGGATCTGCAACGAGAGCTCGCGGAGATCAAGGCTCTGGGTGGGACAAACATCGCGCGAGTCGCTGGTCTGCGAAACACAGTCCTCAGTGGGGCCGGGGCTTGGGACGCGACAGTCGATGGTCTCTTGTGGACCGCCTACGATGGGCTTGTCCCAGTCGCTGTCGAGTTCACGCCCGATGGGATAATCGACTACACGATGAACGCTTGGATCTCATCGTACAAGGTCAGCGCTGCCTCTAACGGCAAAGTGTCGTTCTCGATCAGCCTGGCTGCCGACGGCGACGTTGGTCGCGCGTAGGCGGTAGAAAAGGAGTAATGCGATGCCGACTTTCAAACACGGGATCTCCGCAAACCTAACTGTCGATAGTCAGACACTCGCTGGTGTACTGGAGTCGACGGATATGGACTTGCAGCGGGAACTCGCAGAAATCAAGCCGATGGGCGACACAAACGTCCATCGGGTTGCTGGTCTGCGGAACACAGTTCTGACTGGCGCGGGGGCATACGATGCTACCATCGATGCTGCTCTGTTTCACGCCTACGACCACGCGACCGTGATCGAGGTCATCCTGACACCCGATGGGACGAGAACCTACACGCTGAACGCGTGGATCAGCAGCTACAAGCTGTCCGCAGCGAGCAACGGCAAGGTATCGTTCGCGATCAACCTGGCTTCGGATGGCGATGTAACTCCTGGTCCGTAAGAAAACTACTTGAGGAGGAATCATGCCCATTACGCTCGCCGAACTGCTGGCGTTGCCCAACGCCGACGCAACCTTCGAGGAAGTGACCATCCCAGGAATTGGTATGGTCAAGATCCGAGCGCTCTCCCTTGCGGTTCACCATGACATGCGTGAGGACTGCTCGAAGGGGGAAGAGTTCAACACCGCAAGGTGGGAGACCTTGATGATGGTCAACGGGTTGGCTGAGCCGACGGTGACCTTCGATCAGGCGACGGCACTCCGCAAGAAGGTCGTCGGGCCTGTGAACAAGCTCCTGGAGGCGGTCCTGAGGATCTCTGGGCTGACCACTGGGGGAGTGGTGGCACAGGAGGCCGTAGACAAGGCGGAAGAGACATTTCAGCCAGAACCCGACACTGTTCAATGAGTTCAGTCTCGCCGAGACGCTACATCGAACCGTGAAAGAACTCCGTCGTAGCATGGACTTGCCGGAGTTGATCCAGTGGTGCGGGTACTTCCAGTACAAGAACGCTCGATTGGATCGAGACATCGAGATGGCGAGGCTGAAGGCAGGTCGCTAGAGGAGACTGATAATGAGTCCTGACGCCGCATTCCTTATAGCACGAATCGTCGGGGATGCCAGTGCACTGGCCAAGACTATGACCGAGGCCGATGGCATCGTCAAGCAGGGCGCAAAGACCATGCAAAACAGCGCCAGGAGTGCTGGCGAAGGCGTGGGCGCTAACCTGGGCAAAGGTCTTGAGAGTGCTCTGAAAACTGCGCTGGGGGCTGCGGGCATAACGCTTGGTTTTGCGGGTCTTATCGGAGCGGGACAGGAGGTGTTTCGCGCTTGGGAAGCGGGCGCTCAATCCATGCGCATCGGCGCGTCGTTTAGGGAGCAGTTCGGAGTGCAGGCTGTCGAAGGACTCGAGACACTCCGTAAGGCTGCTCGCGGGACGATCGACGACATGAACTTGATGCTGAGCGCCAACAAGGCAGCGATGCTTGGGGTGAGTACCGACACCAAAGCGCTCGCACAGTTGTTGGAAGTCGCTACCGTCCGTGGTCGTGCTCTGGGCGTTGGGACTCAGCAGGCCTTCAACGACATCGTTACTGGTATTGGTCGCATGAGCCCCCTGATCCTGGACAACCTCGGTATCGTTACTGGGGGCGAGAAAGCCTTCGAGGCGTATGCGAAATCCATTGGTACGACAGCCGCGGAGTTGACCGACGCCCAGCGAAAGCAACTGTTGATCAACAAGGTCGTTGGAGAAGGGGTGACGGTCACTGAAGACGCGCTCTCCTCAACGGAACGGTTAGGAGCCTCCTGGAGCAATCTGCGCGCGCAGTTGGGGGAGTCGATCCACGCAGAGGTCATCATCGAGGTCATCGCCAAGACGATGGGTGCCGTCACTACCGGGCTCAAACAAGAGGCTGCTGCTGCTGATCTCTCGGGCCCGTGGAAAGACATCATCAAGGCTCGTGCGGGGACAGATTACTACAGTCAGAATAAGGGAGCCAATTACAGTGGTGTAGAAGCCTACGAGGCCGAGAAACGCGCCCTTGACCAGCTGATCGTCGCGCTTCAAAGCGGACGGATCAGCCAGGAACAATTCCAGGCATCCGCGGCCGCGTTGATCGGCACTAGCGACCTCGCCACGCGGATGGTCCTCCGAATGAAGGGCGCGGCAGAGTCGCTCCCCTCGTGGACGGAGATGCACATCGCCCTCTCTGGTTCGATCGACGCTACCGCGGCGACGATCTTGGGGGCCACAAACTCCCCCGAGCTGGCGAGAGCGATTGCGCAGGGTAATGCTCTCAAGGGCTATGATGCGGGCAGGTTCCCTTCAGCGGGGGCGCTTCGATCTCAGGCGGGGAGTGACATTGCGGATATCGCGTATGCGAAGACAGTTGCTGCAGCCCGTGGTGGCGGTGGTGGTAAGTCGAAGATGCAACAAGCAGGCGAAGAGGCTGCACGTGAAGCACGGAGTGCCGTAGAGAGCATTCTCACACCCTCAACTGCGCGGTACGTCGGGGGTGCTTACCAGAATGCTTGGGACGAATACGTTCGTCGCCTTCAGTCCGCGGTCAGTGACCCGAAGTCGATGTGGAAGGGACTGTTGGGTGGTCGTTCCGGTGACTCCGCCAAGGCGTTCGCCAAAGAAGAAGAGGAAGCGTTTTACAACGGGATGCGCCCTGAGATGATCGACTGGGCGGCGTTCGATGCTGCTTACGCACACCTCCTGCAAGTGAAGGCGAGTCGAGAGGCGCTGATCCAAATGGCGATGGCTCGCGTGGGGGGCAAGGACAAGGCAGGCGTGATGAAGGCTCTGGGGTTGGAAGGCACGCCTCTTGCCGCAGGGGCGGAGTTGGCGTCAGGGTTCGCAGTCGGTGTGACTGCTGCGAACCTCGCGAAGCCCGTCACTGATCAATTCCAGAAGGAGCTCGAGGGTCAGCAGGGAACTTGGGTGAAGATGGGAACGCTCTCGATGACTTGGTTCAAGACCGGGCTGACCGAGGGGATCACCAAGGCAACAGCGAAAGAGATCGCGAAGGCTCTTTTCCCAGCGTTTTACGAGTTGCTGCTGGCTAGAGAGGCGAGAGTATGAGTGTTGTGATCGGCGGGTACACGGCCACTAACCCCACTACCTCCTACTCTCTCGCCATCAAGCCTATTGGGGCCAGCAGGAGGGCGCTGAGCGGCGCGCTTGTCACCTTTTACAGCGCCACGAAATCCATTTGGTCTGTGAAGTGGAGCGGGCTGACCAGCACCATTCGCGACCTCATCATGGCTGAACTCGATACCCAGGCGATCATCGCCTGGACAGACGTGGACGGTACTGAGACTTTCGTTCGCGTGAATTCAGCAAAGTGGTCACCCACCCCGAGCGGGGAGAGTAGCTACGACGTGGAGGCGGAGCTGGAGGAACAGTGACCGTAACCCTTGGGACTGACAATGCTACACCGAACCCAACCTTTACCTACACCCGAAACATCCGACAGGTCGGATCGAGTCGTCGAGCGCTTGCTGGCGGGATGGTGGGTCGGTTTACAGCTCTGAAGTGGGCCTGGTCGGTCCATTGGTCAGGGATGTCCGTGGCCCAACGCGATGCTATTATGGCAGAATTGGATACCATGGGCCACATTGCGTGGACTCCCTATGAGGGAACGGCATTCACCGTCAAGGTAATCTCTGGCAAGTGGACCCCTACTCCTAATGGAGAAAGTTGCTACGACGTGGATGCCGAACTGGAGCAAATATGAGCCAGTCCAAAAGCGCGGCCTTAGTTACCGCGTGGGAAGCACCAAGTCATAGAGTTTATTCGCTCGTCGAGGTCCGGTGGAATCGCGTGGACTGGACGCCAGAAACAGGGCGGGTGTTGTCTATGTCGATCAATCGTCTGCTCTATGACGAACTGACTGGTCTCCCGTTGCTGGGTCAAGCGCCGCCTGGTACTGCTACTGTAGAACTGGACAACTTTGACCAGCGGTTTACTCCCACCGCTGATGGGGCAATCGTTCCGGCCACCGGCATTTTCCGCATCCCCATCAGGATAACGATGGGCTACTACCTGGCAAACGGAGTAGATGTAGAGGGTATTAGACAGTTCACCGGAGAAATAGAGCTTAGCCCGCTAAGTGAGACTGCCGACAATCGCACAGTGACGCTGAACTGCATTGATGTAGCGTTGGACATCACTCAGCGCAAGTGGTCGAGTCAGGTCTACCTGGACAAACGGGCAGACCAACTCATCGCCACCCTACTCAATCAGAGCGACCTTGGTAGTCGCGCCCTAGACTACGGTATCAGCGTGTTCCCCTACGCCTGGCTGGATGATGAGAACCTTTGGGAAGAGATTCAGAAGATCGCTCGCGCCGATAGTGGCTGGTTCTACATGGACGAAACAGGAAAGTGTTGCTATGAGCGGGCCACACACTGGTTGGAGGGGGCCTACCATACAGCGAGCCAGGCGACGCTGGCTCAAGGTCTGGCGTGGTCGTTGGATAGGAACGTCACTTGGAGGGATTGCTACACCGGCGTCATTGTGGAGTATGCGCCACGGTTCATCGGCCTGCAAACGGAAGTCTACCAGGCCACAGAGGTTATCGTTGTACCGCCAGGCGCAACCATTGAGCACGTTGCCCGGTTCAACAGTCCCGTCTACAGCATCATCACGCCAGAGGCTTGGAGTGCGGGACACACTGCTGTGTGGGACTACCAGGCGGTCAACGCTGCCGGTGGGAATATGGCCACCAACGTCAGTATTGCAGCGCTGGTCGCCGGTATCAACCTATTCGCGCAGCGTGCGGAACTCTCGATCGCCAATACGCACGCGACCAACACCGCGTACGTCATGTTCCTGAAGATCCGCGGGTTCCCACTCACGGGGGACGAAGCGGTAGAGGAT